ATAAAAAATTCAAAGTAATCGTCGTTGATTACTTAAATCTTTTAAAACCAATAAATGCAAGTCAGGCAGGCCTTTATGAAAAAGTCAAATCTATTTCAGAAGAACTTAGGGGAGTTGCTATGCGAAATGAATGGTGCATAATAAGTGCCACTCAAATTCGTAGAGAAGACATTGATAATTTTGACTTGGGAATGGATTCAGTAGCAGAGTCATTTGGTTTAATTCACACAGTTGACTCTCTGTTTGGACTAATGCGAAGCCCTCTTGAAAGCAGAATGAAAATAAAGTCTATTGCAAATAGGGATAACGGATACGAAGAAAGCTATAAGTTTTATACTATGAATAAGGACTTTTTTAGGTTAACTGAAGAGGTTGGACCAAATAGCGAGTTTTATAGTGACGATGAAGAGATCACTCGAATGGCAGATGAATTAAGATCAGAGTATTCTGATATAAATACTTCTCCGGTTTCTAACACCACTACTTTAGTGGATGACGATTATGATAAGCTCTTCAATGCTATATAAAATAATAATTATGGATGGAAGAAAATGAATTTACTGAAGATCAAGGTGGAGATCAATTAAGAGAAGATAAAATATTTAATAATAGTTATTATAACGGCGACAAGTTAAGAGATTCAGACGAATATGAATTCTCTAAAAAAATATCAGTATCGGCCGACTATTCAGATAACTACCTAAAGGACCTTTATGATTACGAAGAACAGTTAGAATCAAAGTTCATATTGGATGTAATATTTGAATTTTTACAAAAGGACGAGGTTCTCAAAAAATACGTGAGTACCATAACTGAGGATCGTTCTGTAGCTAAAATAAAATTTTCAAAGGAAGACATTAATCTTATTTTTAGTAGGGTCCATGAGAACCTAGATCCAGCAAGTCACGGAATCAGTTTCTATAGTCCCATCTATATACTTGAAGCAATTTCCTCAATCTCTTCAATGGAATATAAAAAAATATTCGATTCGCTAGAAACCGACATTCAGGAAATTTTAATACTTGAACTAAATAAAAAATATAAATTCCTAGAGGGAAAAATGCATAAAAAAAGAATACACTAATGGTTTGGATTAAATTAACTCACATTGGAGGCTCAGTATTTCTTAATCTTGAGCAAGTTTATAGATATGAAGCGACTTCATCTACTGAAATTACTTTCTATGATGCAAATTCTATCTTACCTACTTCATATACCTTTGCCTCGGCGACCCTATTGAAAGAATTCATGGCTAAACTTGCGAGCCTTTCTAAAGTAATAGATATTGATCAGCTCGCTACGCAAGGATGAAATTAGAAAACGTTAAAAAAATATTTGTTCTGGGTGATATGCACCTAGGCGTTCGTAATAATTCCATTGAATGGTCTGAAATCCAATTTAATTTTCTAGTTAATCATTTTCTAAATAAAATTGAAGAGGAGGGCTTTGACCCAAACACAGACATTTTAGTACAGGTCGGGGACTGGAATCATGTTAGAGAATCGACAAACGTTCGAATCCATAAGCTATCTTTACTGATAGCTGACGAGTTTACTAGAAAGTTTAAAAGAGGAGTTTTCGTGATCTTGGGTAACCATGACGTATATTATAAAGACCGAACTGACACTCACTCACTAGAAGGCTTTGATAAGATTCACCCTAACTTTCACGTCTATACTGAGCCAGAAATTTTAACGATTAACTCTCATAAATTTCTAATGCTTCCATGGATAGAAAATTTAAACGAACTAAAATCGCAAGTTCAAAGAAATAAGGCGGCAAACTACGTATTTTGTCATGCTGACTTTAAAGGTTTTAATTTTAACAAAGTTCAAAAACTAGAACATGGACTAGAACAAGAAGACATTAATTCCTTTAAACGTGTTTATTCTGGACACATTCACATTCGACAAGAAAAAGGTAATGTTCTCTATGTTGGAACTCCGTACGAGATGGATAGAGGCGATCGTGGAAATCAAAAAGGATTCTATGTGCTTGATGTTAGCGGCAAAGAGGTGACTGAAAAGTTTGTTCCAAATGAGGTTTCTCCAAGACATCTTCGATTCGATGTGATGCAGTTGTTGGACCTAACTTCCGACCAAATCAAAAAAGAGTTTGTAAATAACTTTGTAGATATTATGATCGAATCGGAATTTTCAAAAAAGTTTCCTCTTTCACAATTTACGGAATTAATAAAGAGTTACGGTCACCGTCGCATTGAATTTGCATCCTATTCAAAGGATCAGCTAAAAAACAAGAGTGAGATCGAAATAGATTCAACATATGAGTATAACATTTTTACTCTATTAGATGAACGACTTAAAATAATGAACTTGCCAGTCGATCAATCGACTCAAATAATTGATAAATTTAAAGAGATTTACGATTCGTTACGTAACGCAAAACAATACGATTAATGAGATTAACTGAATTTTCATATAAAAACATCCTGTCATACGGAAATAAATTACAGACGTTTAAATTTGACGATCGGCCTGGACTAATCTTAGTTGAGGGAGAAAACGGTGCAGGCAAGTCCTCAATCAAGGAGGCACTAACCGTATCGATTTATGGAAGATCGGCAATTCGTAAAATGAAAGATATTCCTAATTGGATCAATCGTAACGCTTATACCAATGTCAAGTTTGTAACCAATTCTGGAGAAATCATAGAACTTGACCGAGGAATAGATCCCAACTTTAGTGATATTAAAATAAACGGAAGTCATTTTAATCTTCCAGATAAGAGAAAAGTCGATGAGTTTATCGAAGAGGAACTTGCTAGAATTCCATTTTCAGTTTTTTGTAATACTATCAGTCTATCCTTTGATGATTTTAAATCCTTTGTAAACCTAAGCAAAGACGATAAAAGAAAAATAATCGATCGTATTTTTGGGATTGATATTCTTTCTGATATGCGAAGCAAAGTAAAAGAAGAATTAAAGGAAAATAAATCTGAACTTGATATTCTTACTGCTACTCTAAAGAGCAGCCAATCTAACTTATTAACATATAATAGTCAATTAGATGCACTAAAGGAAAAGCTAAGCAAGAAGAAGGAAGAACTTACAGATAAATTGACTATTAGTATTGCAAATAAAAAAGTCGAAGTAGATGCTGCCCTTGTTGAAAAGACAAATCTTAAGGAGAAGATAGATTCTCAAACTAGTGTAAATAATACTGCTCAAGAAGAACTTAGTAAGATAAAATCAGAGATTAAGGATTTATCGAATCGTCTCCTAATCTATGCTAAAAATCGATGCCCTCATTGTCTTAATGACCTTCATTCAGATTCCTCAATTGAAATAAAGGAGAAGATCGAATCTAAAATTATTAAATTAAAGGAATCTCTTGAGAATAAACAAAAACTTGCAAATGAGATTAATGAGAGCCTAACCGCTCTATTATTAGATAGAAGCGACATTGATTCAAATTACTTTGATAAGAGGGCCGAGCTTAAAGCTTTGGAGTCATCACTAGAGGCTGCTCAGGAAAACGATGGATCTGAAGAAATATCTTCTATCTCTGGAATAATTAAGAGTCTAGAGGATCAAATATCTGAAGATACTCAAGCGACTTCTCAACTAAATTCGACTCGATCAATTGCACTAAGCCTAGATGATTTATTATCTGAAAATGGAATCAAACGAGACATGATCGACCGAATAATTCCTACCTTAAATGCTAGGATTCTTGAGATCTCTGAAAAATTGGAATTTAAGTTTTCATTTGAATTCGATAACGAGTTTGATCCTCATATCACCTATTTAGGAATGCAGATTTCTCCAGAAAGTCTGTCCAGCGGTCAACGAAAAAAGATGAACCTAATTGTATTGCTCGCATTTATTGAAATTATTAAAATGAAGCACAGTACAATGAACGTAATGTTTTTAGATGAAATATTTAGTTCTCTAGACAAGACAAATGTTTATCGAGCAATTTCAATCCTTAAAGATTACTCTACTAAATATAATATGACAATTTTTGTTGTTTCTCATGAATCTCTACCTGAAGAGTTATTTGACTATCGAATCCTTGTAAATCAAAAGGATCACTTCTCAGAGATGGAGATCATCAAAATCTAAATAAGACTCTACCTGCTTATTTCTTCCCAGTCCATTGATGCAAGAACGCTACCTCCACCGCCGCCAACATCAGAAGCAACCACAATCGTAAGTTCAAGAGGGGTTGACGTCAATCCATTTCTTTCAAGCTGCGTCTTAAACAATGCTTCTTTAAGGATATCAACTTGAGTTGATCCTTGATTTGACACACTAAAGAAACCGCTTGCAAGTATTCTTCCTGGTACAAAACTTGTCCCTGTAATGTTATAGTTTACAGAAGAGTTTGCTCCTGCGCTAACCCAGGCTCCACCTGTTGTGGTTCCGCTTGCAACTAATTGCCAGTTGTAATGCCCTGAGGTGGTTGCCATCACAGAAATTGCGGTGCATATTATGATACCATCTAATCTGTCAGGAGATGTTTTAAGACGCATACTTACTATAGGATAAAACGTGCCAGCTGCTGCTAAGTTTCTTGGTGCAGTCACAGGAATACCAATTGCTTGTTGTAGTCCGCTAAGTTCATATCCACCTTCCGATAAAACGGTAGAACATATTTGTTTTAATGTACTTGCTCCACTGGTAGCACCCGTGTTTGTTATCTCGTATCTCAATGGCAAAGATGCCGTTGTGATGTAAGTAGAAGTAATTAAGTTAGCATGATGAAACTTATGACAAACGTAAAAGTTTCCATTTATCACAAACCCCATTCTAACAGTCCCTACTCCTAACCACCAAATGTGGTGAACACTAGTAAACTCTTACCTGGCTGATAAGAAAAGACTTTAGTTGTCTCTCTAACTACTTCAGAGCCTGAAGCAGCTGTTACTGCTAAATCGACTAAGCCTTGTGCAGAATTAAATGTATCTGTCCCTCCTGTTGCAGTACTTGTCGACCATAATTGGTTATCCGCAAACCTATAGCTTGAATCGAATAGCGTTAATGGGTTGCTTACGCGAAGCCTACCAAAAGCATCGAAGTTTGGTGTATTTGCAAATTTAATTTCATCTGTGTATGTGTATGACATATTTCTTTATATTGTTTTCCAAGAGGTGTTCCTAAACAAAAAGTCTAAGGACATTCTTTCAATTTTCATTAGAACGCTAGTTTCACCGTTTATTAGTTGCCCGCCTGATCCTTGAACTAAAATGCCTCGATTGCCCCAACTTATCCCTCCTACTTCGTCAGCAATAGTTATGATTTTTCCATTATCACTTGGCGATGCTCCTAGAGGTAGCGTGACTGTGCATATTCCTCCAGAGTAGGTCACTCCATAATATTCATAAGCGAAGCTAGCTGAATGAGTTGCTGTTGCAATGCTGGTAGTTCTGTATACTGGGTTTCCAGGAATAGCTATAACAGTTTCTCCAGCTACATCACTTGCAGTTACTCCCTCACCTACAAAGTTAATAATATTTCGTTGAGTTACTAGACTACCTTCGTCTTTAACTGTTGAATACGCTGGTTGAATTGGAACAGTCACAATAGTCTTTCCTACTCCTGCTGATGCTGTGACTCCTGCTCCTTGAAAGTCAAGAATATTCGTTTGTGCCAAATTACTTCCTTCTTCTTGAATTGTAGTATATGCTTGTTGAGTAGGAATACTCACTTGCGTTTCTCCAGCTACATCACTTGCAGTTACTCCTCCACCTATAAAGTTAATAGTGCTTCGTTGAGTCACTGAACTGCCTTCATCTTTAACTGTTGAATAAGCTGGCTGAATTGGGATATTTACTTGAGTCTCTCCTCCAACATCACTAGCTGTGACTCCTGTGCCTGTAAATTTTAATACTGATCTTTGGGGTAAAATAGTACTCTCATCTTTTACTGTATTGTATGCCTGAATATCATGGTTGTCTACCTTAATCCATGCTCCACCTTCGAAAATAGCCCAGTCTCCTACTTGCCAATCAGTAACTCCATTAAGATTTGTTGTGCCTAGTACAGAAACTATATAAAAATCTCCGGCGGTACCCACACTACTTGTTAGGGTAGGAACGTTAATATCTGCATTCCATAATCCTTGATAATTAAGTCCAGTCAAGGACGGCAGTAACCCAGTTTCAATTATTGTAATAGTTCCAACATGGTCCATTTTACACAGCTTTCCGCCATTACTGCTATCGAATCCAATTAGGAAAGTTCCAATTGGAATTTTATCATAATCCAATTGGGTAAAGTCTATTACTGGATACACGTGACTTACTGCCATATACGATGCGTTCTTTAGTATATTTATTCAATATCAAACTCTTTAACACTTAAGAGCTATCTGTTCTTTAGCGAGTCGTTGTTTTACCTTTTTTTCAATGTCTGGTCTTCTTTTACATCCAGCGATTAGGTGAGTGTATCCCAATTTTTCAGCAAGATCCTTTGGTAAGTAACCCAAGTTTCTCTGTTCGGGAGTACCGTAAAAAGATAATAGATCGACCTCATACTTATAGTACTGACACATTGAATAGATGCCAAACTGTTCATATATTAGGCAGGATAGGTGATGATTATAGTCAAATTTAGAATCATCCAAATACTTTATGTAATCTAGTGCGCTTTCCCACCATTCATTAATAATGTCTAATTTATTGAATAGAATTATACCACAGTTGTATGCATTGAATCGAGTACCGTCAAACCATGCAGGCTTGTTTGCATAGTTTTTTTCTGCGTGTTCTAGGAGCAATCGATACCACTGTTCCTGTTCCTCAGTTTCAATGTTTTGAAAACCCGCATCAGCCTTTAGGAAAGTTTCAGGTAGGGGTTTAAATAAGATTGCATCATTATCAATGTGAATAAATGGCTTTTCTTGAATCTTACACGCATAAATTTTTCCTAGTGACCAGTGATTCTGGTAGACTCCGTCCATCACCTCTTCCAGGTCAGTATTAATATCGTCAAACTCTAATCCGTATTTTTCTACTAGTGCCTTGCCCTTTAGATCGGTGATCAAAATAACCTCCTTAAACCACTTTTTAGAGTAGTGTACCGACAGTGCAAAACATTCCATTAGGGATCTCTCAGAATTAAATCCCACAGTTTCTCCATCGACCGGCTTAGTCCATAGTGAGTATACTGCTCTTTCTACCATATTATTATAAGTTACTTACACCAACTCCCTCTGCTAGTGAACCAGAATAATAGTAGGATTCTGGTTGGTATTCTAATATTTCTACATACACACTAGAATCAGTTAAACCTGGTAATTCATTATAGTTATTTAAAGGTTCTATTGTTAATGCTCCGATAGCCGATATTGTTACTGGGAAGAAATCTATGTTAGTTTCTGCTGTAACAGCTCTTTTAATTATTAGATTTTTCTGAACTAATGTTGGTATAGAATTATCATAATCACTTACATCATATCCTGGGGTAAGTTTTATATGTGTTGGATACCAAGGTCTTGCTGTAGCCAATTTAGCTTCATAATAAACATTTGTACCATCAAGTTCAGATGACCAATAAACCGTTGCTCCTAATGAATTTTCTAAAACATCTGTGTAAATTATTTCAACAGTTTCTGGAAGATATGGTACAGGAATACTGCCGTTAAGATAAACGGTCCATGCACCTTCTCCAGCATTACCTTTTGCCTCCCAAGTAGCAAATGATGAATCACCTCCAGGTAGTATTGAAGCATTAAATATAGGATCTGAATTATTATAAAGAGTTTCTCTTAAGTTTTGAGCTAACCAGATTTGAGTATCTATTTTAACTGTAACATATACAGTACCATCATTACCTGTATATGGATCAAGTGAACTGGTATCTGAAGTATCTCCATCATTAAGAAGAAGTTCTCCAGCTGTTGCTTCTCTTACTAAACGTACTGACGCACCAGCTGTTTTTAGATTTGGATAACTACTTAAAGCAGAATTTGAACTAGCCATTGTATAATTAAATGCGCTGTCTGTACTGCTCACTGTACTACTCCACCAGAAACCGTTGCTACCTATGAAGTTGAAAGGTCCATTGTTGTTGCGGAAGCCCCCAGGCAAGCCTGAAAAATTATAATCATCAGTTCCTCCACCATTATTTAACCATCCGTAATATGCAGGAGGATTTCCTTTTAGGTTACTTTTTAATTTACCGCCTGCTACACTACTTCCACCTGCAAATGTTGCTAATGTATCCCAATCTGTATTACTAGGAACTCTCCATAGATTAGGTGCAACAAGTCCGGTGCCACCATCTGGATTAGCTAATCCTCTAGCATCATCTACTGCAAACCAGTTATAAAGATATCCGTAACCAGGCCAGTCTACATCACCAGCAGTTAACTTAGCTCTATAAGCTTTGTATGGTATTTCTGGTTTTAATGTTATGAGTGAAAGATAAGGATTAGGATTCGTTACCGTAACCAAAGAGGATGGACCAATTTCGATATTTGGAACATATTGCCCATTTACTCTAACTCCTGTTGTAATAAAAAGTTGGGATTCAGTAGGATTAAGTTGCGATCCACCAATATTGCTCCCCACAATATTTAAAAGTTCAGTTTGCGGCCCTGTAATTAGACTATTGTTAACTTTTATTTGAAGATTTTGCTGTGCTAAGCTTTCTAAATATTCTAAGTTTTCGTCCATCTCTTGGATGGTAAGTTTTGATCCTTTTCCTTGTCGAGTAGTTAAATTAGGCATAGTTAACTCTTTTTTTAGTTATTTATCTAAAACTTAGTCCTAATTTAATGTATAAAAATAAAAAAATAAAGTATGGTAATATATCAAGCCAGCTCATTTGCTGGAGTTTACGAAGAGGCTCTCCATGACTTAATGAAGTATCCTGAATACGTGACCCAGCCTAGAGACATGAAGATCAATGAGATGTGTGATGTTGCACTAGTCATTGAGAACCCACTCTCTTGTCTCTACGAAAATGAGTTTAGATCTTCTCAATTCAAGTATATTGCTGCCGAGTTTATGTGGTATTTTATGGGTAGAAATGATGTCGAATACATCGCAAAATACGCAAAGTTTTGGGAATCCATCAAAAACGATGATGATACCGTAAACTCTTCCTATGGATACCTTCTCTTTAATAATCCTAATGAGCATGGGTTAACCCAATATCAATGGGCACTAGAATCTTTACTTAAAGATAAGGATTCACGACAAGCGATCCTGCACTTTAACTTGCCTACTCACCAGCGTCATGGAAACAAGGATTTTGTGTGCACAGTTTATGGAATATTCCAGATCAGAGATAATAAGTTAAATTTTACGATTCACATGCGCAGCAATGACGTAATCTTAGGACTACCTACAGATATTGCATTCTTTGCTGTGCTGCAGTCGCAGATGTTATATCACCTAAAATGGCACGGTGGAGCAGAATATCAAGAATTAGAGCTAGGCACCTATACTCACATTGCAAACTCATTTCACATTTACGAAAGACATTTTGAATTAGCAAATAGGATGATAACTCGAAAGTTTGTGCCAATTGAAATTCCAAAGGTCGATCAAAGCCTAATCGTAAGAACCGGAGAAACGAGTGCTTCCTTTGCTGCGCTATTCAACGATCCAAATATCCCAACAAGCGATCCTCTTTTTGCGTGGATTCAAAAAAACATTAAGTCATGAAAAAAGCAATTATTTTAATAATTTCAACCGTACTTAAGCTCTTAATACTCTCATTACTCTGTAATCTAGTGTATGATTGGAATGATCTAAATAAGGTCTTTGGACCGACCATATCTTACTCACAATGGGTGGGAATTATCGTAATTATAAATAGCATCGTGCCAAATGGCATAACTAATAGTTCAAAGGATGACAAACAAGGATCTTAAATATCACGTGACCTATCTAAAGATGGCGACCGAATGGTCCAATCTTTCTTGCTGTAAGCGTAAAAAAGTAGGGGCTCTAATCGTTAGGGACGGGACCATTATTTCAGACGGATTTAATGGAACTCCAAAGAGCTTTCCAAACGATTGTGAAGACGCAAACGGTGATACTCACTGGTATGTTCTACACGCTGAAGCAAATGCGATGATGAAAGTTGCTCGATCTACCCAAAGTACCGAAGGAGCAACATTATACGTTACCTATTCTCCCTGCAAGGAATGCTCAAAGCTGATCATTCAGGCTGGAATAAAACTAGTAATATATCGGGAAGAGTACAGAGATACCTCTGGCATCAAGATACTACGAGCTGCCGGTGTAGATATAGTAAAATTAGACTTTTAATATGGAGAAGAGAAATATCGAAGTCGTTTTTGTTAAGGACTATAAAAGCTTTATTTTAGCCTTTAATAAAAAGGACAAAAGTGACTATATTTTAAATGTTAGTAAGCTATTAAAGGATAAGTTTAGCACAAAGTTTTTAGTACCAAATAAGGTGCAGTCCTTTCTCCTAAACTACGAAATTAAAAAGTTATTAGACAAGGCAATATCCGTTAAGAATGAAAAATACTCACGGATAATTTATCTAAACTCATTCTGAACTAAATAAGCTAACTATATAGCATAAAAAAACCTCATATTAATATGAGGTTTTTTAATATCTGTAGGGAATTTACATCATCTAATCAGAATCTCCACATTCACTACAAGAGCCATTAGGATTTCCATCCGCGTCATAACTATCAGATTCTATTTCTTCTTCCTGATTTGCCTCTAACTCTTTTACCCAGTCTGGAATTTCTCCAAATGGACTTTCGTCAGGATTTGAACCAAAGCTCTCTTCTTCATCAAAGACTTCGCCCTGTTCAAACCTTCTTAGCTTGTCCTCAATCTGGCGTATGTCTGAAAATGTTCTATTTGATTGGGTTGCTTCTGCTCTATATTCTTCATCTTCAAGATCTTCTTCAAATGATTCCCATAGTGTTCGGTTTTCCATAAGAGCTATTTTAATATCCTCTAAGTGCTTATTTTTAAAATCATCCCATTCCTCATCAGTCATGTTTCTTTTAAAATAAAACACAGTTTCTTTATCTTGTGCCGATTTATCCCACGCTTCATCCCAATATGAAAATTCATGGTCTGGATAATTAGTATCCTCCCCTCTCATTTCATCTTCAAAATCTTCGTTAACAAATCTTTGAAAGGATGAATAAGCCTTTCCTTCCTCTACTGGTTCTAGTTCAACTACTGGAATTCCTGTATGATAAGGGTCTGCATAAGTAAAAGGTTTCTTTTTCTCCTGCTTATATACTAAATCATGAGTCATTGCTTTATAGGTAGGATCGTATACCGGATGAGAAAATGCAGGATCCCTTTCAACAGTTCTTCTGAAATCTCCCAGTTTTGGATTTTTATTTTTTAAAGTACCTTTTGCATCTCTTAATTCAATCGCAGAGTTAGGTCCACCGAATCCAGGTTTTTTAAGATTCATGTAATTATCGAAATTTAGGATATCTCGACGATGTGTATCAAACATTTCCATCTTTATTTCGATTTTTTTATACGTTTATTTGACCTATTCGCGTTTCAGTCCACCAATCCGCTCTGTATTTCATAGTAACCTCATATATTTCGTTTGCCGTGTAGTTAAGCGAAATTGCATTAATTCCTCCGTTTGGAATCAAGGATTGAAAGGACCACTCTCTAAAGATCTCACCAGTCTTGTTTGCCACGTGAACCGACATTGAACCTGTATAGTCTCTCTTTAATCCTTGGCTACCCGTTAACGGATTGTATACTATATCGTTCCATGCTCTAAGAACATTATACACATAAGCGTTATTTTCCTCATTTAAGTTGACAGTAAATGTCAAAGTTAAATCAGCAGTCGTTGTGTCTGGAACCGCTCCTGCATAGGATCTAGTTGCAAACTTGTATTTTTGTTCAACTAGTGTTCCAGCAGAATTGATTTCAGGTATGCCTTCTAATTTTGTTACGTGTTCTACTAGAAGAGCTACTTCTGGTCCAGTGATTACCGCCGGTGGCGTTAAAATCACCTCAAACTGGTTTTGAAATACCGGTTCATAGTAATTGGTCGCCGCTGTCGAGTTTGTCCAATATGGTAAACCTGCCATTGTTTATAGATTATTTTAGTTATTTATTTAGTTATGGATTAATATTTTTATTGTCCATTCTTGGTACGGTAGTTTTTTCTTGCGGTTCATCAGTGCCTTCCGGCTCTTCTCCTTCCTCAGTGTCAATTATTTCAGAAGTTGGAGCCTCTTCAATGTTAAACAAGTTATCAAAATCTATTTTTGATCTAATTGATACTTGTGATGATCTGTTAGAATAATTATCTATCAGTACTTTATTTCCTCTGAACTCCAAGACCAATGATGGTAAAATTGTTCTAAATATAAGTTCATTAATGTTTTCAATCGGATCGTATACTAGAATTTCTGATATTTTAGGATCGGTCGAATTGTCTATCGTAATTGATTCTTTTCCAGAAACTTTTACCTTAAATCCATTCCAGCTATTTATTGCCTTTCCGTCTAGCGTATCCACCATACCAGTTGACAACTTAAGAGTCACGTTTGGTGCTCCAGTGTCTAGCCCGCTAGTCGATACTTCTCTTAATACTATTCGATCTACCGTGAATCGAACCTCATATCTAGTGTTTTTAAAATATTTTTCGTTGATTGCTTTTATCTGAGCCGATGTTAATTTTGTCGTAAATAGGACCTCATCCAATTTTCCACCAGTTGCTGGCGGAAGCTGTTTTGGCGGTTCGGGCAATCGTTTTTGGCCTTGTCCTAGTAGCTTTGGTGAAGGTGCTTCAGGTAGACCAAGCGGCTCAGCTGGACCTGAAGGCAATAGGTTATTCCAATCGTCATCAGTGATATCTGATTCGATTGGTTTCGGTAACTCTAATTGTTCGGGTTTATTTTCAACTGGGATTCCATCCATTTCCTTTGCATAATCTGGATTTATGATCCTCTTGATGGCTTCGCTTGCAAGCTCAAACTTTCTCTTAAGCAGGTTTACCTCGCTTAGCGTAACATAGGTTAGCGTGGCATAGCCTTCCTCAAATTTCATGTCTGGAAAAACATCTATCTGGTGTAACCAACCTCGAATATTTTTTTGATCAAGAGCGGTCTCGCCATCAATTATTGACCATGATAGATCATAGTTTAAGATGGCTTGAAAGATGAAACCGCCGTCCTTTGCGCTAGCTTCATCCGAGTACGCTTTTTCAAAAATCTTATCCATTAGTCCTTTTTACTGTCTCGAGTACGTTTGTAATTCTTCCAAAGCTCGTTGTATATGTTGCAAGATGCTCCTAGAAAGTTAATGATACCGACGTATTTTTTCTTGTCCTCTCCGTCCATGTTCGCAACCTTAACACCAATTTTCTTGGCATCATTGATCGTAAGCTCCTCGTCCTCGTCCTTTCCGACTAACTTTTTAAGGTCACCCTTCTTTTCTAGTAGAGCATATTGCTCAAAGCTAGTGATTGCTCTGTTCATTGGATTTTTACTTTTTACCTTTACCTACGATGCTTTTATTCTTAGCAGTCGTCATGTAGTTCTTAGTATACTTGTCGATTTGAGGAGTTCCTTTTCCTTTAACTGGACCTTCTACTAAGCCTTGGTTGATCTTCATTGAACCCGATCTATCGTTTGCACCAACGTTAGCTTTTCCACGGTATCCCGATTCAGCTTTCTTGAATGCTGCCATAAATTGGTTATAGTTCATAACTGGATTTGCCATTACAATTTAATTTTTTATTATTTATCTTTTTAAAATCAAAGAATTTATTGTATTATAGCCATATAAACAAATTAAAAGTTTTACCATGAAAACAATCGTAGCCTTAGTCTTTACAATCCTTTCAATGGTTTGTATGTCCCAAGCAGAAAGAATAGAATCCTCTAAATTAGACTCTCTTATTTGGAAAAAAATAAATGAATATCGGGTCTCAAAGGGAGCAGAGCCGTTCCGTGTCTTTGAAGACAGATAGCGTCGGTTATTGGAACAATGCTGAGTGCCTCTATACCTTAACTTCTTCTGGATCTGGAAACAGCCCAATAATTAAGGAGATCTATCAGGCAAATTATGAATACCTTGCGGAAAAGACTGTGCAGTCTTGGATCCATTCTCCAAAACATGAACGCGCTATTTCTAGACCCGATTATGATGTAGCAACAATAGTTTCAATCATTATAGTGGATCCAAAAAATAACGAGATACGATTAGATGCCACCTATCACGCTCTAGATAAAAATCACACCACATTTAACGGATACGTTTATCCAGTAACAAAAAAAGGGAATCGATAAGATTCCCTTTTAAATTTAATCATTGAATTTTTATATTTCGACATTTTTAGTCTTATCAATCTTTCCATACTGTCTAACATATCGATCCTTCGGTAAAAGTACATCCTTCTGCTCTTTGTAGTTAATGTAAACATTATTATCCTCTATCTTACTTACTGTTACTTGATCTTCTGCTTTATCAGTATCTCCGACCTTAGTTTTCATGTCTTTTGCTAAGATAATTATTGCTTGCCCAGATTTAAGGTTATTATAGTCAATTTTATCTTTCACAAAAAGTCCAGTTTTATTTTTAGCTACAGAACCAGCATCCCATTTGATTTTATAAAGAATAAGAGTATTATTGCCTTTTTCAACAGTAACTTTTGCTCCTTGATATTGAGTCTTTGTGATAGGCTGAGCTGCCTCACTCTTAGTTGCAATAGAGTAAGAAATGTTTTTTCCTCCTCCTGGCTCGTCCAATGATATTTTCCAAGATATTGCAATGTTAGTCGCATTTACGTGTCCTCCTAAGTATGCAGCTAGTGCGTTTCTAAATGTAACTCCTCGATCGTATGCTAATTTAGCGTTTTTATCGTAGTCGTCAACCACTGAAGCTGGTGCAGCCGTTCCAGAAGTAGGCTTTTTCTTAGCCGCATAATCCTCTAATTTAGAGGGGCCACCTTTACCAGAATTATATTCTGGGCTCGCTGATGAAATTAAGGTCATTGAATCGGCAACTCCATTATCTCCTAAGTAACTGATTATTTTATCTCCAATCTCTTTTACTTTAGGATGGTTTGCATCAACCTTTAGTCCCTTATCATCAGTATCTGCGCTTAATGCGGTAAATGCGATCTCAGTCGTTCCAGTCTGTGCCTCTTTTCCTTGTGGAGTTTCAGTAGTAGTCGTAACACTTCCGCCAGTAACGCTTGCTGATGCTGGACTAACTAACATCAGATATCCTGATTCTTTAACTGTTCCTCCTCCTGATCCAGTCAAATCTACGATATTGTCCTTATCCACTATTTTAGTTGGATCGTATTGTGTAAAATTACCGACTGCCCAATTAGTAAGGTTAAACATATTAATATATGCACATATTGCAGATAGTGATGAAGTTTTACGCTTATCGGTTTCTGTTACAGAATCTGAATTCACTTTTCCTATCGTATCAATTTTGTCAGCCGCTGCTCCATATAATTGAACCTTTGTACCTGGTTGTGAAGTTATATTAAACTTTTCTATTATACTATCTACTTTATTTGCAGAGTAT